TTAATCCCTGGCCCTTTCCTTCGAGAGAACTGCTCTAATCCCATAGAAGTAGTTCGTTACTATTTAGTTCATCATCACTGATTATGTAACCCTAGAATCCTTCCTAAGGTCTCTCAGGGCTTTCCTAAGAGGCTACTATTGTATCACCTTCTTAGGTCTACCTACAAATCGTGACCTACCTTTTTTAATCATGTCATCAGTGTTCTGCTTGGCAGTGCCAATCCATAAGTGTTCGGGGTTGACACAGTTCCTAACATCGCAATGGTGTAAGACTAGCATCTTATCAGGGATCGGTCCTACATATGTTTCGTAGGCCACTCTGTGTGCTCGTTTGTACACTCCTCGTATTTCTAACTTGGCATACCCATTACAGCCTTTGTGGGGTTTGAGAAGCCAGCAGTTACTGTCCGTTTTCTTTACGGCGTTTTCTATTCTTATATTTAATGGTATAGTTCTCATAAAATAAAAAAAATTAAAAACTCGTAGGTGTTTTGTGGGCGTTGCCTTGATACCAGTACCAGTCGCCGTCAGTATAATATTGCTTCTTACCTTCTTTAGGATCAGAAGCTACTATAGGTTTGCCACCTGTGGACAGGCCACCGATAATAAAGTCATTAACAGGATCTACTTCATCTGCCTTATATACTTTACTATTGGTCTTAGGCTTACCTTCAAATACGTAAGGCTCTGAGTATGAGGCATTGTATGCTGAATCTACAAAAAATTGCGGTGCGCCGGACTTCTTATCGACACCCCACTTGCCCTTGAGTTCTAATACTTCTCCTTCTTTGGCAACCTCAGCATGCTCGAACTCTTCTTTAATTCTGTATTGCGGAAAGATGACTGCTTTGCGTCCATCTGTTTCTTCTAATATTATAATCTTCTCTTTAATTAGTGGGTTCTTCCCTAGTCTGAACTTAATTGTTTCTGCGGCCATTTTGGCATTCTCCTTGTTTTATGTTAGTATTATCCGTTTGAAGTTAACTTCTTACTTCTCAAGAAGCTCAAGAAGTAGAAGAAGTTATTATAACTTCTCTTCTTTCTTCTGCAGTTCCTAGAAGTAAGAAGTTCAGTATAGCAGTCATAGTAATGCCGTGTCAACCAAAAGCACTTTATTTTCTGATATACTTGTGATATATCACCAAACATCTATGTAAAAAATTTTATATACTATGTAGACACAATTATTAGAAGGACAATGCCCAGTGGCTAGAACAGAAAATTTATTCCTCTCACAAGATCAAGAAGCCTATCTTGCCTGGTTGCTGACCCCTGAAGACTCTCGAATGCCTGGTACAAAGAAGGCTTGGGCTGAAGAACATGGTGTGCATTTTAACACATTGGGAACTTGGGAAAAGAAAAAACAGTTTATAGAGCGTTGGAAATTGGGCGTCGAGGGAATGTCCCAAAGCCCTGAAAGAACTCAGAAGTTGCTTGATGCAATCTATATTAAAGGAATCTCTGGTGACACCAAGAGTGCCGAACTTTATTTAAAGGCAACTGGTTATATCCAGCAGTCACAGACTCTTAATATTAAAACTGAGACTTCAGTTAAAGAATTGACCGATGCCGAATTGCAAGCAGCTATATTAGAAATAAGTCAGAATCAGACTAAGAAGGTAAGTGTGCTTCCTACCATGTCAATTGAAAAGGTTGGTAACTAAAAATGAGAGCAGTGTGGACTGCCCCAGGCAATGACGTTCTACAAGGAAACAGCAACGTACTGATTTCCCGCATGATGACGACTCTTAAAAGAGAGTTGCAGAATCAGCAAGATGACCTGTTTATCAATCACTCTCAAGAAGATGTTGTTGATGGCGGCGCGTCAATGACCACACAGTTTCACTATTTGCTTGCTCCACAAATAAATCAAAATGGCGCGCAGTATTCTGCTAATATTTCCGCTGGTGCAAATGGGCCATTCTATATATTTGATTCCAATCAAGGCCAAGCCGGCACAGCTAACTACGATATCGAGCAAAGGCGTGACTTCCAAAAGAGAAGAGGATTTTAAATGGCCGTTTTAATACAACTTCGTAGAGATACCCAAGCTAACTGGTATAACTTCAACCCAATTTTAATGAACGGCGAAATCGGCATTTGCGAAGATGCTGGTCCTCCTCAAGTTATACCTGCCACTGGCCCTGCAACTGCAACGGGTCCTGGTCCAGGATTTAAGATCGGTGATGGTACAACCAACTGGAATAACTTAGCATGGGTAACCACTGGACCAACTGGTGCTACTGGTATCGCTGGTGCCACGGGACCTACAGGACCTACAGGTTATACAGGTCCAGCAGGTACAGCATCATCTACTGGTGCTACAGGACCTACGGGCTTTACAGGCCCAACTGGTTTTACTGGACCCACGGGTGCACAAGGTGTTACAGGGCCTACAGGCGCTACAGGATATACTGGTCCACAAGGTAATCAAGGTCCAACAGGTGTAACCGGTCCAACGGGTGTGGCAGGTCCTACTGGGGCAACAGGTTCACAAGGAGATACAGGCCCTACTGGACCTACGGGTTCTACTGGCGCAGCTTCTACGGTTACTGGGCCTACGGGTGCTCAAGGTGTTACAGGAGCAACAGGTGCTACAGGTTCAACTGGCGCAGCATCTACCGTAACTGGTCCTACAGGTCCTACGGGCGCTGCTTCGACCGTTACTGGTCCTACTGGGCCAACGGGTCAAACAGGTGCAGCGTCAACGGTTACGGGTCCAACAGGAGCACAAGGTGCAACAGGTTCCACTGGGGCAACAGGACCTACAGGCTTTACAGGCCCAACTGGGGAAACAGGTCCTACTGGTCAGACGGGTGCTGCTAGCACAGTAACAGGCCCAACGGGTCCAACAGGTGCTGCTAGCACAGTTACCGGACCAACAGGTCCTACAGGTGCTGCATCAACAGTAACAGGGCCAACAGGTCCTACGGGTATAACTGGAGCCACGGGACCTACTGGTGCAGCTTCAACGGTTACGGGACCAACGGGACCCACTGGTGCCGCGAGTACGGTCACTGGTCCTACTGGTCCAACGGGAGATGCATCTACAGTTACTGGTCCAACAGGACCTACGGGTGCTACGGGAGCTGCCTCTACTGTAACTGGACCTACAGGACCTACGGGAGCTGCATCTACCGTAACAGGACCAACAGGGTACACAGGGCCAACAGGTCCTACTGGAGATGCCTCTACTGTAACAGGTCCGACTGGTCCAACAGGAGCCGCGTCAACTGTAACGGGTCCTACTGGTTACACGGGTCCGACTGGTTATACAGGTCCAACGGGTTATACTGGCCCAACGGGTTACACAGGTCCAACAGGCTTAACTGGAGCAACAGGAGCAACGGGAGCAACGGGAGCTACTGGGCCAACTGGTTACACAGGGCCTACAGGTTACACGGGTCCTACTGGATACACAGGTCCTACTGGCCCAACGGGAGTAGGTAGATTTACAGTTTCTCAAACTGCACCAACTGTTCCAACTCCAGTAGATGGCGATGTTTGGTACAATTCAGTTAACGGCAGAAGTTATGTTTATTATGTTGATGTTAACGGAAATCAGTGGGTAGAGTTTGGTAACTCAAACTTAGGACCAACTGGTTATACAGGACCTACTGGCTCACAAGGCGATTGGGCAACCGCGCAAGCAACATCTAATAAAACTGCAAGTTACTCATTACTTACAGCTGATGCTGGAAAATTAATAACAGTAACATCAGCTTCTAATCTTAACGTAACAGTAGATGGTTCACTTGACTTAGCTGTCGGACAAAGAATAGATCTAGCAAGATTAGGAACTGGAACAGTAACTGTTGTTGCATCAAGTACAACGGTAAACGGAACACCAGGACTTAAACTTCGTGCACAATATTCTGCAGCAACATTAATATGCACTGCCGCAGATACTTACTTGTTAGTTGGAGACCTGGACGTATAATATGCCATCAACAATCGGTATCGTTTCATCTCAACAGTTTGCAATAGTTAATCAAATAGCACTATTGGTTGTTGCTGGTGGCGGTGGCGGCGGAAAAGACACTGGCGGTGGTGGAGGTGGCGGTGGTGTAAGATATGACAATGCTTATGCTGTATCTCCTTCAACAAGCTATACTGTAACTGTAGGTGACGGTGGTGCTGGTGCAAGTGGTACAACTCCGGCACACGGTTCTGATGGTAGTAACTCATTGTTTGATACTTTTACTTCAAACGGTGGTGGTGGTGGTGCTGGCGCAGTTGGAGGTAATGCT